CCGCACGCGCTCGGCGTCCCGCTGCGACTGTCAATGGCGCTTGTGGACGGCGGATGGCGCGTTGATCCGGCGCTTGCGATGCTGCAACGAATCCATCACACCCCGGTGCCGGGCGTGACTGGCAAGGTGCGAATCAGCAAGGGCGCGCCGCAATGGCAATCCGTAATCCACAATAGATGGGGCACCGTCAAGACGACAGCCAAGGGCATCATCATCGGGACATGGGCGGCGAAGTCACTGATTTACGAACGCCTGCGCTGGCACGGCGCGAAGGAAAAGCCGCCCGGCTTCATGCACTTCGGCAAATGCTACGGTGACGAGTTCATCCGGCAAACCGTATCCGAAGTGAGCGTGTTCAAGATTATCAACGGCGCGAATGTGGAGACGTTCAAGAACCCCGATGGCAACCGCAACGAAGCGCTGGACTTGCTTGTCGGCAACCTCGCCGCGTTCCGGCGCACGCGATGGGACTTCGAGACAATTGAGCGGACGATGCGCGACGACGCCGAAGCCCTGCGCACGCCAAACGCGAAGCCGAAGCCGGAGATTGACTACCCCATTTTTGAGGGCACGCAGACGCGGAGCGGGTGGCTGTGAAAACATCACCCTAGGCATTTGCGCTTGCAACCCCGGCGCGGTGCGGCTATACGCAGCGCCAACAATGGCGCTCCCGCTTCTCACCATATTCCCGCAGTCAATCACGTCGGGGGACACGACGCGCCTGCAACTCAGCCTACCGGAATGCCCGGCCTCGACCTACACGGCGACGCTCATTTTGAACCAAGCCGGAGTCGCAGCGGTGACGTGCGCTGGCACAGCGACCGGCGACAACTTCCTTTTCACCATCACCGCCGCGCAGTCATCGGCGATGCTTGTCGGCGCGTGGACATGGCAGGCCCGCGCAACGCAGACATCGAGCGGCGACGTGACGACCGGCGCGGCTGGCGACTTCATCGTGCTTGCGAATCCCGCCAGCACGCTCACGAAATCAAACGCACAGCAGCAGCTTGACGCGGCGAACGCGGCGCTCCTGTTGCTGGCAGGCAACCCCGACGCGGCGACGAACTTCAACGGGCAGAGCATCACCAGCGTTGACATCCCGAAAATGATTGCCGTGGTGCGCAACCTCAAGGCGCTTGTCGCGGAAGAAAAAAACGAAGCGGCAGGTCTGCGCGGTGATGCGCCGTCACGTTCCATCCGACCATACTTTCGATGAACTGGAAATTCTGGCAATCCACAAAAAGCGCAGCGCCGGAAACGACGGTGCGGAATGACTACACGCAACTGATTACTCAGTTGAAAAAGCTGTCACCTGACTGGCAGGTAAACCGCATCGGAGTTGACGCGGAGATTTACAGGAACCACTGGGAACTCCGCGCGTATTCGCGCAACCTTGCGCGGGAAAACCCCTACGTCATCGGCTACTTTCAAGACCTCTGCGCGAACGTCATCGGGCCGAATGGCTACACGATCCGCATGATGATTAAGGAAGAGGAAGATCGCGTGATTTACACGCCGCTGGAAAAGGCGACACTTCGCGCGGAGACGGAACGGCGAGCGCAGATTGCAGCCTACATCGAAAGGACGACCGGCAAAAAACCATCCGCAAAAAAACTTTTCCGCGAAGTCAAAGGCAAGGCCACGATACAGGTCGGCGAAATGGACGTGTTCGCCTGCCAACTTATCGAGCGGAAGTTTCGCGAATGGCAGTTGCGCGAAAATTGCACCGTCACTGGACGACTCAGCTACAACGAATCCCGTCAGCTTCGATTGAAATCCGCCGCGCGCGACGGCGAGCATTTTATCCGGCTCGTCCGCGATGCGCGCTATCAGCCATTCGGCTTCAAGATTCAGCACATTAACGCGGAGTGGTGCAGCTACTACTTCACCGGCAAATGCGCTGCGACTGGCAACCCCGTGCGATTCGGCATCGAGTATGACGACAGCGGAGCGGCACCCGTCCCGGTGGCGTATCACTTCGTCAAGGCGACCGCGAGCCAATGGGGAGGCTACGCGCCCATGCCGTTCATGCAAGGCGGCGAGGAAAACTGCACGCGCATTCCAGCCGAGGACATCATTCACTACGCCAAGTTTGACGACGACGCGGACGTGACGCGCCCGGTGCCGTGGACGACGCCGATCATGAGCAACGCGCGCCAGCTCGCGAAATGGATGGAAGCTGCGGTTGTATCCGCTCGCGTCGGCGCGTGCTCCAATGTCTTTTTCGAGACGGATCTGATCGGGCCGGATGGCATGGCGGCAGCGCAGCCAGACCCCGACATCATGAAAAAGTTCTCGCTGGAAATGAACCCTGGCGGAATGCACGGCCTGCCTCCCGGCGTGCGCGCCAAGGAGTTCAACCCGAACAATCCGAATCCGGCGACGGGCAGCTTCCGCAACGAGAGCCTGCGCGAAATGTGCGCGGGCCTTCCAGCCGCGCAATTTTCGACGCTCGGCCAGAACTACTCCGAGATCAATTTCAGCGCGGGCCGACTTGAAAGACTGAGCATCACCGCGCAATGGATGATGCTGCAAGAATGGGACATCTCCACAGCGGAGCGGCGCATCTTTTCCGAATGGCTAAAGATGGCGCTCATCATGGGCGCGGTGCCGTTGCCGGTGGCGAAGTTTCGCAAGTTCAACGCGGTGAAATTCACAGGCCGCCGATGGGCAGGCGTGGACGCCGTGAAGGAAGGCGTCGCAAAGGCGCAAGACCTCGCCAACAAATTCACCAGCCTGCAAGCCATCCACGATGAGCAAGGCACCGACCTCGAGCAGACGTTGACCGAGATCGCAGAGAGCAACATGCTGATGGAGAAATTCGGCATCGAGACGGCGACCACCAAGGGGCCGATGACTCCACCGGACAAAGACGAGCCGGATGACGACGACGACGAACCACCCAAGAAAAAAGAAGCATGAAAAAGAACTGGTATTCCATCACCGCTAAATCCGACTCCGAATGCGTCGTGGATATTTTCGACGAAATCGGAATGTGGGGAATTTCCGCAAAGGAATTTGCCGAGCAACTGCGCGCCGTTGGCAAGGTGAAAAACCTCACGCTCAATCTCGACAGCCCCGGTGGAGACTGCAATGACGGCCTCACGATTTACGATGCAATCAAAGCCAGCGGCGCGAGCGTCACCGTGAACGTCATCGGCCTTGCGGCAAGCATGGCGAGCGTCATCATGCTCGCAGCCGACGCGGGCAAGATTCGCATTTACGAAAATGCGCGCGTAATGATCCACCGCGTCACTGGCGGAGCACACGGCAACACCGACGACCTCGCAGCCGCAGCGCAACTCACAAAGCAATTCGAGGATCGCATCGTCGCGCTCTACGTCGCGCGCACCGGCAAGGACGAAGCCGAGATTCGCGATATGATGAAGGCGCAACTCGGCACTTGGTTTTTCGGGCAAGAGGCAGTTGACGCAGGCTTCGCGGACAGCGTGATCAGCGGCGCGAAAGCCAAGGCATTCAAGGCGCAATGGGCGGGACTATTCACAATGCTTCCGGCTGCTCTTTTCAAAGGCGACGAAAAAGCTATTGACACCGCCGCGCAATCTGTTATAACCGCGCAAATGGAACCTTCCACGCCCACACCCGTTGTTGCCGAGCCAGTCGCGCCGGTAGTCCCCTCGCTCGCAACTCCGCCTCCCGCGCCCGTGGAAGCGCCGCCCGATGTTCCGGCTATTTCCGCGAAAGCCGCAGCCGACGCAATCACCGCCGAACGCGCACGCATCACGGAAATTAAAGCGTGGGCAAAGTCGGTTGAAGCCGTGCAGAAAGTCAGTTTGACCGACGCCGTGGATACCTTCACCGCAAACGGAAAAAACCTCGCCGAGTTCAAGGAGCACGTCATCCTGAATACGTTCAAAGCCTCGACCGTCGCGACCTCCACGGACGCGCAGGGAGCCGCAGGCAATACGCTAAAGCGCGCCGACTTCGACAAGCTCTCGCCGTTCAACAAAGCCGACTTTTGCAAAAAGGGCGGGAAGATCACCGACTAACCAACCGCAGAAAACCTCACTTCGTAACCGCACAAATATATGGCCGCACCCACCAACAACAACACACTCACCAGCCTGATTCCCGATGCCTACGCCGCGCTTGACGTGGTGAGCCGGGAGTTGACCGGTTTCATCCCGACCGTCGCCCGCGATTCCCGCGCAGACATGGTTGCAGTCGGGCAAACGCTCCGCTCCATCGTCGCACCTGTAAACGCCTCCGGCGCTGACATCGTTCCCGCGATGGCCGTTCCGTCCGCGCTCAATCAGACCATTGGCAACAAGTCGCTCACGATCACCAAAGCCCGCTCGTTCGGCTTTAGCTGGAGCGGCGAGGACATCATGGCGGTGGACAAGGGGCCGGGCTACCTGACGATCCAGCAGGATCAGATCGCGCAGGCTATCCGCGCCGCAGTCAACGAAGTGGAGACTGACATCTGGACTGCCGCGAACGCTGGCGCTTCCCGCGCCTTCGGTGCGACGGCCAACACCGCGCCTGTTATCGGCGACTTCAGCAACGCGAAGAAAATCCTCGACGACAACGGCGCTCCCGGCAGCGACCGCCACGCCGTGCTTTCCACCGCAGCCGGTGTCGCGGTGCGCGGCTACGCAAACCTCTACAAAGTCAACGAGGGCGGCGACAGCACGCTGCTCCGCCAAGGTCTGCTCGGCGACCTCTACGGCTTCTCGCTCCGCGAGTCCGCAGCAGTCGGCAGTCAGACCGCTGGCACGATGGCGAGCGCCACAAGCACCAACGCCGCGTTCACGGTTGGGCAGACTGTCATCCCGCTCGCTACGGCGGGCACCGGCGTTGTTGCCGCTGGCGACATCATCACCTTTGCAAACGACACGAACAAGTATGTCGTGGCATCCGTGAGTTTCGCAGGCGCGAACCCGGCCAGCGGTGACAGCATCACGCTCGCCGCTCCCGGCCTCCGCGTTGCTCAATCCGCCGCGACTCGCGCGATCACAGTGTTCGGCACGTCCTCGCGCAACTGCGCGTTTAGCCGCAACGCCATCGTGCTTGCCACCCGCCTTCCGGCTATCCCGGCGCAGGGCGACATGGCGCTCGACCGCCAAGTCATCACCGACCCGCGCACCAACCTCAGCTTCGAGATTGCGATGTATCCCGGCTATCGCATGAACACCTACCACGTCTCGCTTGCATGGGGCGTCACGGTGTTCAAGCCGGAGCACCTCGCGATCATCATCGGCGGAGTCTAGTCAGATTGGTTGTTCATCTTAGCGCCCGGTCTGTTCACTCGGGCCGGGCGCTTTGCTTTTCCCAATGTCACGCACCACAGACGCACACGACCGGCTAGTGACATCGCAGGCGCGATGGACGGGATTATCGTGCGTCGCGACCATTGGCACGATGGGCGCGATCCCGTGCATCGTCGGCATGAACGCATTCGGCGACGTGCTTTTGCCGGGTGGAGTCGGCGAATCAGGATCGCAGTTGCTCGCCATCAAAAAGAGCCTGCTCACTGACTACGCGGACACGGTGAAATACCCGAACGGCGAGCCGCCGAAATTCACGCCAGTAACGGTGCG